CGCGATCGTCGGGGTGCGCACGGCGCGCAGGCCCCAGAGGGTCTGCTGGGCGGCCGCCGCGAACGGGCCGAACCCGTAGTACTGGCCGTTCGCGTCCTTCGCTAGGACGACGGTCTGCCAGTTGGTCGGGTTGATCACGATGCCGTCCGGGTCGACGAAGGCGGTGGTCGCGATCGCGGTGATCTGCTTGAAGATCGCGTCGGCGTTGGTGTCGGTGCCGCGCGCGACGGCGGTGGCCAGGCCGGACCGATTCAGGATGCCGCGCAGCGCCGGCGGCGTGCCGGAGCCGTTGAGCAGCTGGTCCTCTTCGGTGAGCTTGACGCCGAGCTGCAGCCGCTTATCGATGTAGCTGCGGATCTGCGACACGTCCTCGAGCATCTCCTCGGTGACCGGCAGCCAGTGCGCGATCTTCTGCACCGGGTCGACGACCTGGTCGAAGACGAGCGTCGACTCCGGCTTCGCCGCCGCCTCGGCGACAGGCGCCGCGGCGTTGGTGAAGGTCGTTTCCTTCATGTAGGTGACCGAGTTGCTGTCGGTCGTGCCGTCGGCGATCAGGTCCGCGACGACCAGGCGCTTGAACCGGAGATCGATGATCCCCGGGCGATAGTCGCTGACGATCAGGTCACCGCCGGAGGTCAGCGAGGAGTCGAGCGTGGTCGCGAAGAGCTCGACGCTCGGCGATCGCCACGCGCTCGAGGTGCGGTGCATCCCCTTGCGGAAGAAGTCGTACGAGGCGTCGCTGACGAACTGCTCGCCCATCGACTTCGCGGTCCGCGTCGGTTCCGAGCTCGTGGGTCGCTCGAAGCCTGCCGTCAGTTTTTCGATCTCGGCGCGCAGCGACTCGTCGGCCTTCGCCGCCTCGATCCGGCCTTTCAGGGTGCGCGCGTCGACCATCAGCGCTTCGACTTCTTTGCGTTCGTCCTCGGTGCGCTCGCGCTTCTCGGTTTCCGCGAGCGTCATCTGCGCCGTCAGCTTGCTTTCGATCGCGGCTTTCTTCGCCGTCAGATCGCGTTCGAGGAGGGCTACGTTCATGTCCGTGCTCCGGTTGTCAGAGGTCCAGCAGGGCGCGCTCGATTGCGATGCGTTCCTGCCATCGGGCATCCTTCGATCGATCCTGGTCGGTGGCCTGGGCAGGCTCCTGCGACGTGTCGATCTGGGATGAGTCTTCGCGCGCGGCCGCGGCTCCAGCCTGTGAGGGCGAGCCTTCCGTCACGCGCGCAATCGTCTCGGTGAGGGTGCAGATGCCGTCGACCATCCCGAGCGAGAGGGCCTGCTTCGCCGTCACCGTGCGCCCTTCGCCGAAGCCTTTGCGGACGTCGTCTTTCGCCACGCCGCGGCCCTTCGAGATGTCGCCGATGAACGCGTCGTAGAACGCGTCGACGATCGACTGGATGTGGGTGCGCTGCTCCTCGCCGAGCGGCCCGCCAATCGGGGCGGCTTCGGCCTTGTACTTGCCGGCGGAGATCACTTCCCGCTTCACGCCGAGCTTGGCGAGCGCCTCGGAGATGTCCTCGTGCATCGCGTAGATGCCGATCGAGCCGATGTGCGACGACGGCGACGCCCAGATCTGCGTCGCGCACGCCATCGGCCAGTACGCGGCGGAGGCCATCAGGTGCTGCGCCTGCGCGATGATCGGCTTCTTCGTCCGGGCCGCGAGGACTTCTCGCGCGAACTCGGTCGCTCCGGCCGCATTGCCGCCAGGCGAGTCGACGTCGAACACGATGGTCTTCACGGCCTTGTTGCCGAGCGCTTCGTGGAGTTGCGCCGTCAGCGTCTCAAACGTTGTCCCGCCCGACATCTCGCTGAGCATGTTCATGCGCGGCGCGATGACGCCGTAGACGGGGATGATCGCGACGGCGCCGCCACCGGTCGGCTGCGGCAGGTTCTTGCGGTTGACGAGCGCCGCCTGCAGCTGCGCGGGATCGGTGGCCTGACCAACGACGCGGCGCGCCAGGATGTCGGCGATCACGCTGCGCATCGAGGGCGTGATCGCCCACGGATGCTCGAGCGCGAAACTGAGGACGTGTTCGTAGTTCATAGTTGCCTCACGCTGCCTCGTCGAGGACGCCCTCGAGCTCGATGCGCCGCTCGTCGAGCCGACGCGCCAGCGCGAAGTTGTCGACGGTGCCAATGGCGGCGACCTGAACGAGCGAGATGCTCACCGCGCCAGATCCGGCGATGCGCTGCTCGCCGAGACCCTCGAACGATGGCGGGTCGACCGCCACTGCGCCCACACCGACGATCGACACCGTGCCCTCGCCAGCGATCTCTGGCGCAGCAAACACGACAGCGCCGCGGCCGGTGATCCGTCGCTGGAATTGAGGCAGCGGCGCGAATGCGGTCGGCGCAACGGTTTCGTTCGCGACCACGGCGAAGCCATCGATCGCCGGCGGACTGAACGCGAGCTCGCCCTCGCCGGTGATGGCCTCGAGCTCTCCGCCGAGAATCGTCGGCACCGCCAACGACACCGCGCCGGAGCCCTCGAACGCCTGAGCGCCGGCGCCGTCGATCGCAGCGACTGCAGGCGCAACATCAGCAGCGCCGATGAACGACTCGGCGCCGATACCGTCCACCGAGGGCCAGCCGATCACGACGGCACCTGAGCCTTCGACCCCGACAGATCCGACGGCGTCCACTGCAGGTGCCGCCAATTGAATCGCGCCGCTTCCCTCGAAGAGTTGCGCCCCCTCCCCAGCGAGTGCCGCGCCGCCGAACGTCTCCGTTGCGCCACCAGCGAAGGTTTCGGCGCCACCGCCGGCGACGCTCGGCCCGGCCGGTGCGACAGCCGCAGTACCGGTGAACGCTTCCGTTCCAGTTCCCGCGATCGCTGGTCCGATGACTACGACTCCGCCGGTGGCGTTGAAGATCTCTGAGCCGTTCCCCTCAATCGCGGGCGCCGCAATGTCGACGGCGCCTGTGCCGGTGACCCTAGCGACCTCCTCAACGAATGCGATCGAGGACGGCCCACCCCAGTAGACGGCCGTCGACGGAGTCGCCGCGGGAGCGAATCCCTGGCCGACAGGAGTCGGTGTCGCGTCGTTCAGAAGCCAGGCGTTCTCAGGCATCTACTCGAACTCTTCCCACACGAGATCGGTGCTCGTCCGCTTGTTCGCGGTCGTCGACGCGTCGGCCGACCAGCACACGATGCCTTCGCCAGCGAGGAGAATCGGTTGCTCCTCTTCCGGCGGATCCCAGTCGTTGCTGATGGTCGGCGGGAACATCACCTGAATCGTCGCGCTCGACGGCGTCGAGATGATTGGCGGGAAGTCGCTCTTGATCATGGCGCCGAGCGTGACCGTCAAGCCCGTGGACGCGGTTCGCAGGTTGCCGACTGGGTTCGCATCCGCCGACGCGCGTTTCGCCGGCGTCACCTGCGCGCCAGACGCAGTGCCGGTAAACGTGAAGAGTGAGAACGCCAGGCGCGGCACGGCCAGATCCGCAGCGGTCGTCACGGTGAACTGGATCTGGGTGGCGAGCCGGCGGATCGCCATCTTCACGGACGATCCGACCGGGTTGAACAACCAGAACAGACCCGTCGTCCCCCCGTTCTGAGCCGCCGTGGGAATGGTCAGCGTGCCGGAGGCGGCGTAGTAGATGCCGAGTCGGTTCCGCACGGTGGAGGGCACGAAGAAGTGCTCGTGCACCGTATCCGCGCCGATCACGCGCGTCTGCGTGCGGACGTTCTTGCCGGCGTTGCCGGTATCGGTCGGGAGAATGATCTTGCTGGCAACCGGCGCGGCCATTTACGTCTTGCTCTGGGTGTAGTTGAGCGACGAGACCGACACTGCCGCACCCTGCGAGATCGCGACGCTGTTCAGATTGAGGTTCGCCCCAGACGTGCCGACGCTGCCGTCGAACACCACCGTCGTGCCGTCGGACTTCAGCGCGCGGAACCATGACGCTGTTCCTGACGCATCCGCGCCGGAATCCGATGTGATCGGATTGACGGCGGCAACGCCGTTCGCCGCGGCCCCGTACGCCGGGTTGCCGAACCGCAGCTCCGCCAGCAGCGTCTGGGCGCCAACGGCGGTATCGGCGTTCGCGGGTTGGGAGCCGTCATAGATTCGGAGATAGCCATTGTTCAGGAGCGCGGTCACCGCATCGGCCGCCGCGCTGGCGGCCGCGTTCGCAAGTTTTTGTGAAAGCGCCATGTCCCCTCGGTGCTGTCAGACATCCGCCGACTAGCCGCCGAGGGGTTCTCCGCCCACAATCACGCGGGCGACGTTCGACCTCTGGCGTGCTGACTCACGCGACGTTGGGCGATAAATCCCGGCGCTGTGCCTAGCAGCGACGGCGTCGCCCCTCCCGTGCCTATCGCACGACTTCCTCCAACACCGACTCGATCAAACCGTTGTCGCCGTTCCGCTGAAACGTGCGCCGGATCGCTGGCGGCTGCATCATCTGCCGTTCGACGGCCTCGACACGCGCGCGCATGGCGTCACCCTCGAGGCGCGCCAACATCGCGGCGTTCGTCACCGCCGCCAGGTCGTCTTCGTGTTCGGCGCCGGTGAGCTCCGCGAGGTCGGCCGAGAGCTCGCGGTTCCAGCGTTCGAGGTCCTCTCGAAACGCGCGCGGTCGTTCGGTCGCCGGGAACTTCGCCAGCCGTGCATCTTGCCGATCGCGCGTGGCTTCAATCACGGGCGCAAGATCGACGGCGGCCGCGTCCGGATTAGCGTCCGCGTCGTCATCGCCTGATGAAGGGGCAGGCGGATTGGCGGTCGCGTCGGACGGGCCACCCTGTTGCGGCGCGATCCGGTCAGAGGCCGGGTCGTCGTCCTTCGGCAGGTTCAGCCGGGCGCGCGCCTCGTTGACGCGCATGATCGGCTTGCCGGTCGCCTGCACGAGGGACGCGATCTGCTCTTCGGGTGTCCCGGCGAGCTTCGCCGCGATATTGAACTCGACGTAGACGTCGTCCTGGTCCTCGCATTCGATGAGCAGCTGGCCCTCGATTTCCTGCTGAATCATCTCGAGCCACGGCCCGAGCGTGTCCTGGTAGAGGTGCTTGTGCTGCTCTTTGATATTGCTGAAGGTGGCGTGATCGAGGATGCCGACCATCGGCTGCGGAATGTGGTACGCCGCCGCGCAGATCTCACGGCGCAACTTCCCGCCTTGCACGTACTCGGAGTCGCGCGCCGAGAACGACGTCGACTTGTATTCCATCCCCTTCGGGAGGATCGGCGTGTCGCCGACGCGCGCGCCGCCGGACTTGAACTCGGCCCACTGCGCTTTGAAGGCGTTGATCTGTTCGGGCGTGTAGTTCGGCCCCTCCTTCGCCACCTGGATGAGGCCTTCGTGCCGGCTCGCGTTGCGCCAGTACTGCTCGCGGTGTTCGCCGGCGGCGGATTCCTCCGCGAGGATGCGGCGCAACGTCTCGAGCGGCGAGAGGCCACGCAGCGGATTGCAGGGGTTGTAGCCGTTGAAGTAGACGATCTCGCTCGGCGCGAACGGCTTCGGATCGCGCGCTCCGTCAGGCGACCACGTGAACTGCGTCGGCATGAGCCGACCTTCCACGTTCATTTCCTGAGGCGGCAGCCGCACCAGCCCGATTGCGGGGCGCCCGCCGATGCCGCGGTACCGCACCTTCGCCCAGTAGGCCTCGAAGTAGATCCCCAGATCGCCGACGAGCGACTCGAGCAACCGAAACCGCCGCGTCGACGGATTCGGCTTGTTCAGCCACGCAGCGAGCTCGTGCTTCGCGAGGCGCGACCGGTCGGTATCCGATACCCGACGGAACACATGCGGCGCGAGCTCCGCGATGTTGCGGGCGAGGAACTCGACGCAGATGCGGACGTTCGGCTGTGTCTTATAGATCTCGGCGTAGGCCTGGTTGCGGTCGTAGAGGTTCAGCGACCCGTCGTACGTCGCCCACTTCGGAGATGGCGTCGTCAACGCTTGCAGGCCGTCGAACGTCCGGACGATCACGGCGCCACCTGCAGAAACTTCACCTGCGCACGGTGCACGACGATCTCGCCCGGTAGCTTCGAGGGCAGTCGCCCATCTTTCAGGGCAGCCGCGTCGCGCAGCGTCAGCCACGAACCGCGCGACGACCAGAGCACGCCCTCGATCGCCTCCGTCGAATCGGACGTGAAGTTGACGATCACCCGGCGCAGCAAGCAGGGCGGCCGCCACCAGCAGAGCCAGCGCATTGCCCACACCGCGGCCCCTACGAGGTCGATGGCGGGGTGTTGTTTGGCGGCGGCTGGCTCGGCGGTTTCGGGGTCTGCGGTGACGATGGGGTCTGCGGTGGCGTCGGCGGGGCGGGCTTGGCCGGCTCGGTCATGTCACCTGACTCCTGCATAGTGCGCGTGTATATGCAGGCGTCAGGATGTTACGAAGGGTAACGAATGTCGATTTTTCAATTGATTAATCGTCGTCGTCCGCCTCATCCGCCTGCCTGAGCTTTCGGCGGATGATCTCAGGGACGCTGACGTTCTCGCGCATCGCCTGGCGAGAGATCTCGTCGAAGGTCCTCGACGGGAGCGACAGGCTCACCGGGACGGACGTGTCGCTCGGGTCGAGGGCTGGGCGGCCGCGGCGCTTCTGTTCGCTCATGGAGGTTCCCCTTACGCAACGACGAGCACCGGATCGCTCGGCGTCGGTTCCTTTGGCGTTCTCACGATCCGGTCGATCGCCATGTCGCAGGCGACGATGCCATCGATCTTGTCGCCGGCCTTTTCCTTGTCCGGCCGCACCTCGCCGCGCGTCCCGTGCCGGACGATGAAGTTCGACGCCATCCAGCCGAGCACCGGGTCATCGCCATGGCAGAACGTCCCGTTGACGACGTGCTCGAGCATCCGCTTGATCGCTTCGTTCAGCTGGAAGCCCTGACCGGTGTTCACCACCACGATCCCGCGACCCTGAAGGTTCTGCGCCATCTGCTCGGCGAAGCGGTTGTCGTAGCCGACCTCACGCACGCCGTCAGCCGCGCAGTCGTCGGCGATGGTTTCCTCGATAAGCGTGTAGTCAGTCGTGTTGCCTTCGGTCACGGTGAGGGCGCCGAGACGCTGCCACTCGTCGTACGGCCGGTTCGGGTACTTCTCGAGCGTCGCCTCCGGAATCCAGAAGCGCATCTTCACGACGAGCCGATCGCCGAGATCCCAGATGCGCGCCCAGGCGGAGAAGTCGTCCGACTGGCCGAGATCGAGCCCGCCGTAGCACGGCTTCCCGCGGAGCTCCTCGTCGGGCGGCGGCTCTTGGCAGGCCGCCCACTGCGCCGCGTTGATCGCCTGCGTATGGGCCTTCGTCCAGACGCAAAAGTTCAGGCGGAGGACGGTGTTCGTCTCGCTGGGAATGTTCGCCGCGTTCTGCACCTGCCGCCGCAGGTACTCGGGCTGGATGATGTAGCCGAGGTTCGGATTCGCCTTCGGCCAGCACGACTCGTCGGTCAGCGGATCGTCTTCCTTGTCGAGCCCGCAGACGAACCCGAAGAACTGCTCGTCCTCGACGACGCCCTCCATCACCTTGCGCGCGTGCTCGTGGTGCTGCCAGCAGATCGAGGTCCGATCGAACCCGCTGTTGGTGATGCCGAGCGAGAGCGGCTGCCGCCGGCGCTTCGTGCCGGCGCGCATCTTGTTGACGACGACGGCGTCGGCGTACTCGTGCTCCTCATCGAAGAACGTCATGTGCGGCCGCGGGCCGGACTTGCCGCGCTTCTCTTTCGAGAGCGGCCGGAACCAGGAATACGTCGCGGCGTAGGCGAGGTTGTCGACGCCGCGGTAGATCAGCTCGCGCAAATCGGGCGAGGCCTCGACCATGCGATCGGCGTCGCGCCAGCAAATGCGCGCCTGCTCGATGCCGCTCGCGACCGAGTAGATCTCGGCAGCCTGCTCGCCGTCCATCGTCAGGCCGTAGAGCCCAATGCCGGCGGCGAGCGGCGTCTTCGCGTTGCCCTTCCCTTCCTCGATGTAGGCCTCGCGAAACCGGCGGTAGCCGTCCGGCATCTTCCAGCCGAAGATCGATCCGACGATGAACGTGTTCGCCGGCGTCAGGAGGAACGGGACGGGGTCGCCGTCCTCATCGAGCGTGTCGGGCAAACGCAACACGCCCTCGAAGAACTCGATGATGTGCGTCGCCGCGGCCTCGTGGAAGAACAGGCCGAGTCGGTGCCCCGATTTCCTCGCGGCGGCGTGGCGATCGCGCAGGTGACGCTCGCAGGCCAGGCGGACGAGCGGGCCGGCGACGATGCGGCCGTCGTCGACGTCCTTCGCGTAGCGATCGACCCGATGGTTAAATTTCAAAGCCGATCGTCCTTCGCCGCATCGATCAACAGCCGTTGAACGTGCACATGGTCATCAATCGCGGTGTCCCACCAGTTCGCCAGTTCCTCGTAACCGGAGTCGAAGGTGAAGGCCTTCGATGCGCGTAGCCAATGGAGGCACGCGGCCGCTATCGCCGGCTCCATGCCGTAACGCTCCCAATAGATGTTGCCGACGTGGCTTCGAAGGTGCCGAGCCGCCCACTCGCGGCGTCCGATTCGGATCCGGAACTCGCTGCGGCGTCGCACCTCGCCAAACTTCGGCCCACGCATGTCGCAGGTGTCGAGCTCGAGTCCGGGGAAGTGAATCGCCGCGATTCGGTCGCTCGTCGATCCGTAGTCGTCGTTCACTGCGCAATCGACCGGAATGAGCATCACTCCCAGCCGTTAAGGGTGCGCCGCGGCAGACGCATTCCCAAGGTGTGCGCGCACAGCGCGCAGATGACGACCCATCCGCCGGCGCGCAGCCGCGGCCCGACGGCGATCGAGACGCCGCAACGCGGGCACTCCTGCAGACTGCGGTCCGGCTTCAGCCGGGGGATCTCGCACTGGCCGCCGAGGGCCTGGCGCAGATCTTCGCGGTCGCTCTCTTTCCAGGGATAGGCGATGCCAATGGGTTGCGGCTTCATTTCACTCCGACCGGCCGACGCAGCGCGGCGGCCTGCTCCTGCAGCTGCGCCAGCTTCGACTGCGGCTGCTTCTCCGGATCCTTCACCTGGTGGTGTCCGGACCAGGCGACGCGCGTCCTCGCGATCGCCGTCAGCCCGAGCTCGCTCGCGAGCCGCGTCTTCTTCTCGACCCACCCGCGCATCTGGCTGTCGAGCATCCGGACCGTCTGGTTGTCCAGCACGCGGCGCCGGAGCTCGGTCCGCAGCCGCCGCCCGCGCTCATCGACGGCGACGCACGCGCGGCAGTAGTCAGCGAGCGTCTCGACGTCGGCCGGCGTCAGCACCTTGGCCCCGGCGAGCAGCGGCGCGAAGATCTGCCAGTAGACGCGCTCGGCCTTGACCAGCCCGGGCGGCGGCGGGAACGGCCTCGGCGCCGGCGCCAGGTCGGGCGCGTCCTCGTCGGGCAGCCGGTCATGGTGATGCGGCCGTGTCCGCGATCCGTGTAAGGCGCGAATCGCCGCCGGCTTCGGTTTCCGCCCTCTCACTCAGGCCCCATCGGGTTCCGATCGGCAGCGCGACAATAACAATTTCGGTACTTTCGCTTTCGCTGCCGCCAACATGCGATTTCGTCGCCAAAAACGCCCCGCGAATTTCATCCGCAACTAAAGTTCAG